TAATGCTATCACTGTTGAGGTTTACATTAACGATGGCACTAATGACATCCATTTGATTAAGGATGCGCCTATTGCTGCTGGTGGTGCGCTGCAAGTTCTTGATGGCGGTGCAAAGGTCGTAGTGCAATCAGGCGACAGATTATATGTGAAGTCAGACACAGCATCATCCGCAGATGTATGGGTGTCTGCTGTGGACGCAATTAGTACATAGGTGAGTTATGGGCTACATAGGCAACCAAACATCTAACAGTTACTCCTCTATGGATAAGCAAACCATCACTGGCAACGGTGGTGCAAGCTACACACTGACACACGCTGTAGCTAACGCCCAAGAGATTGAGGTGTTTGTAAATAATGTGCGTCAAGAGCCAGGAGTTGCCTACACAGTGTCAGGCACTGCATTGACCATGACAGGCAACGTGGCAAGTACTGATGACTTCTATGTGATCTATCAGGGTAAGGCATTGCAAACGACTGTGCCGCCTGATGACAGTGTGACTACGGCTCGTATCAATGATGGAGCCGTGACTGCGGCAAAATTAGATACTGGTGCAGCGGCTTCTAATCTTGGCACATCAATAAACCTAGCTACAATCAAAGACAGTGCTGGTTCAAATACTGCTATGACTATTGACAGCAGTGGACGCATACTTACACCAGTAAGACCAGCGTTTAGTGTTTCTTTGAATGCCTCTGGTTCAAGTGGAGTACAGAATGTTGTGCAGTTTGATTTAGTAAATACTAATGTCGGCTCGCATTACGATACGTCTAATCATAGGTTTGTTGCACCTATTGCTGGTTTGTATCATTTTTCTTTTACTTCTCTAGGATGTGGAAATACCAGTGGAGGTCTATTAGCTACCAATACACCAGTTTCCGCACAGATTCAACGGTCAACAGATAACGGGTCTAGCTATTCGGCTTTTGCATCTTCGTATGGTTATTTTCCCTCAACTACTAGCTACCCTAATATCAACTGTTCAGGAACTATAGAATTAACTGCTGGCGATTATGTGCAACTAAATATAGTTGCTGGGTTTGCTTATTCTGATTCGTCTGGAAATTATGACCCTCGCTTTAGCGGCTTTTTGGTAGGATAGGAGCAAGCAATGGCATTATCAAAAATTACAAATGGTGGTGTTGCGGCAAGCGGTATTCCATCTGGTGGTGTTGTTCAAGTGCAACGGACGCAGTTTACTGGAACTAGCTTAGTTTCTTTAGCCGCTGCCACCGACACACCTATTACAGATTTAACAGTTAATATTACACCTGTTTCTACATCTAGCATTATTAGAATTGAAGCAATGGTAAGCGGTGAATGGACAAATCAAGCGGCAGGAGGTACTAACGGTGTTTGGTTTTTTTATAGAGACTCTACAAAGTTAGCCGCACCATCTGCTGGAAGTAGAAACACTGGTGTTATGATAGGTACTTCAATCGGTTATGACCTAGCGGATGCAACATCTACCCCAGAACAGGCTCATTATTCTTATTTTGACACACCAAACACTACGTCACAAATAACATATAAAGTAGGTGTGGCAGAAGTTTCTGGTTCTGATTGGCACTTAAACCGAACAGTAAATGACACAGATTCGGCTGGTCATGAACGTGGCACTTCATTTATTTGTGTAACAGAAATAGCAGGATAATTAAATGCCTTATATTGGAACACAGCCCCTGACAGGTCAGTTTAAAAAGCTAGACGCAATCTCTGTAGTCAATGGTCAGGCAGCATACACGCTGAACTACAACAGTGCGGCTTACAAGCCAGCTACTGCCAATGCTTTGCTGGTCAGCGTCAACGGTGTGATACAAGCTGCTGGTGATGCGTACACGATTAGCGGATCAACAATCACATTCACAGAGAACTTGGTCACTGGCGATGTTATAGACTTCATCATTGCTCTGGGCGACACAGGTTCTGCTGTTACTCCTGTTGATGGCAGCGTGACAACTGCGAAGCTGGGTGATGATAGTGTGACAAAAGCCAAGATAGGCACAACAGAGTTAGACTTAGCCACAATCAAAGACAGCACTGGCACTAACACTGCTATGACTATTGATAGCACTGGGCGTGTATTTACACCTGCTAGGCCACAGTTTTACGCTTATGACGGAAGTGCTGCTTGGCAATCATTAGCCAGTTTTCATCAAGTTGTGTTTCCTAATACTCTTTACAATGTTGGCAATCATTACTCTACTTCCACTGGATATTTTACTGCTCCTGTAGATGGCTTGTATAGTTTTAGTGGCAAGCTTTATCTAAACAACACCAATAATTCTTCATACTATATTGCAATAAACGGTTCGGGAGAAAATTACCGATACCATATCGCCACAGAAAACACAGCAGGGGATATGACGATATCTTTTGCTGAAAACATTGAATTAACAAGTGGTCAATATGTATCTGTACTTGGGTACACAGGGGAATATTACAAAGCACATTCCACCTTTCAAGGCTTTTTGGTAGGATAGGAGACTGACATGGCACTGACACGATTAAACAATCAGGCTCTTCCTGCTGGCTCTGTGTTACAGGTTGTTCAATTCTTTGACCAAGGATCTGATGGCGCAACTAAATCGTCTTTAGCATCGATAACAGATTCAACTTTTGTTGATATAATGAGCAAAACTATAACTACCAAACAAACGAACAGTAAAATTTTAGTCAACATGAAAACTAATGGGTATAATGGCGGAAGCATTATGCGTGGTCTTATAAAAGTTTTTAGAGACTCTACTAAAATTGACAGTGACCAGTATGGATTTTATGGCCCTGCCGCATTAATGAATGACAGAGTTTTTGATATTTTGGACTCACCAAATGTTTCTTCAGGAACAACTCTTACATATAAAATGCAGTGCAATAATTATGGAAGCGGCACTTTAGATGTGGGTTATGGTGATGGTAGTGGAGGTGCATCATCTTCCATTACGCTTACGGAAATATCAGTATGAACCAGAACGATATCCCATTAGTAGCTGGTGGTCTGTCTGCTCCGTGGTGGGTAGGCGCATTGAATGAATGGCTTGGGTTGGTTGCTGTGGTTTTGACTATAGCTATGCTGGCAAGAAATCTATGGAAAGGTAAGAAGTAATGTTGCAAGCATTAATAGCACCGATAGCTAACATTGCTGGTTCATGGGTTGAAAGCAAGGTTGAAACACAGAAAGCTAAAGCTGCTGTTGCCAAGCGTGTTGCGGCTGGCGAACAGGAATGGAATCTTGAACAAGCAAAGAACTCATCATCAAGTTGGAAAGACGAGTGGCTAACAATTCTTGTAAGCATTCCATTGATACTAGCCTTCACTGGTAATGAAGACATTGTTGAGCGTGGCTTTGCTGCACTTGACACGATGCCAGATTTTTATAAGACTGCGGTTGGCGTGGTATTTGCTGCGTCATTTGGGGTACAGCAGTTGACCAAGATGTTTAAGAAATGAACATAACAAAATTTACAGAACTTGTCGCCCAACATGAAGGGCTGCGTCTGGAAATGTATCACGACACAGTAGGCATACCGACTATTGGTTATGGTCATAACATGATGATGCCGATATCAGCGGAAGCTGCAAAAGTTATACTAGACGATGATATAAAGATTGTGTTTACAGAACTTGATGAGCGTATGGATTGGTGGCGTGATTTGCCAGAGCCAGCGCAAATGGTTATTGCATCAATGGTATTTAATATGGGCTGGCCTCGGTTTTCTCAGTTCAAAAAATTTATAGCTGCATTAGAAGACCGCATGTGGGATAAAGCCGCGCATGAAATGGAAGACTCGCTTTGGTTTAATCAAGTAGGACATCGTGGCAAACATTTACGTGACATGATGTTAGAATGTAATGGGCAAACATAACATTGAAGAAGCATACAGAGAATTTGGCACAATAGAAAAAGCAGCAGATGCTTTAGGAATGTCAAAGAGTAAGTTCTATCGAGAGCTACAGAAGTCAAAACAAGAATCATATATCTTACCAGAAATACCAGAAGATGATTTGCCTGTTGAGGACATAGTTAATCATCTTCATCTACGTTTTCAAAAGCGCAAGGCGCATAAAGACGCGACAAGATGGTATAATGTTGACATGCAGTCAGACGATCCTATTGGATTGTTATGGCTGGGCGACCCACACATCGATGATAATTACTGCGATTGGGATTCATTACGCCATCATTTGTCCATAATAGCTTCACACACGCACATCTATGGCTGTTCGGTAGGTGACTACCAGAATAACTGGGTTGGGCGTCTGGGGCGATTGTACGGCGAACAGGACACATCCCACAAAACAGCGTGGAAATTAGTTGAGTGGTTGATAGACGAGATGAATCCGCTTGTTCTCATTGGCGGCAACCATGACATGTGGTCTGGCGCGGGAGACCCGTTGAAATGGATTGCGTCTGGTCACACCATTCGTGAAGATTGGGAGGCTAGAATTTGTTTGCGGTTTCCAAATGGAAGAGAGTGTAGAATACATGCGGCGCACGACATGGCTGGACATAGCCAATGGAATGCGCTTCATGCCCAGAATAAAATGGCTAGGTTCAAGGGTCACGCCGACCTGTACATTAGTGGTCACAGGCATAACTGGGGCTTGGCGCAAATCGAGAACGTGGAAAAGAAAGCAACAGCTTGGCTTGCTCGTTGTCGAGGTTACAAGTTCCATGACACTTATGCTATGGTCAAAGGATTTGATCAACAGAACTTTGGACAAGCTATTTTTCAAATTATTAATCCCCATTCAACGTCTCCGACAAACTGGACACATTGCTTTGTTGATCCACAGGAAGGGGCTGATTACTTAGACTATCTGCTATCGCTTCGGCGGTAACAGCAGCATAGCCTGCAATATCTACCCAGCTATCTGTGTGATGCGGTGCTTCCATAAGTCTAGCTATTTTGACAAGCATCATCATAATGCCTACGTCTTCAATTTTAAATTGATGGTCAGTGTAGCTTGACCATAAACTAGCGATGCGCTCAAAGTTTTCGCTTGGCTTACCGTAGTTTTCGCCACGTTCAGCAACTGCCTGACTAGCAAATCCTAATATATCCTCCCTGTTCATACTTCTTTAACCTCAATAAAATGGATATCACCCAGCACAGCAGTCTTTAGTTGTGCTGGGCTTTTGAATTTACGTAATTTGTTTTCAGTAATAAGTTTTGCTTCTGCTGTATTTTGTGCAGAGAAACAGAACTCAACAAAATGTTCAACGACAACGCCCACTTTATAAGGCGTTGCGTTGTATGGGTTTGCTGTTGTTGTGCGATCAGAACGGTATGTCATCATCCACTCCTACATCGCGCGGCACAATGGTGGACGGTGGTTGTTGTGTATCAGTTGGTGCATATACACTAAGGCCAAGATAGTCATTGCCAGCTTCTGATTTGTTTTTGTAGGCAGATATTTTCATGTTGCCAAACGAACCAGAATAGTTAGGCTTGCCTTCTGGAACTTGATCACCATTATCCCATAGCAATCCAAGCTCTACATATACGCCAAGTGTACGCTTGCCGTTGATTTCTTTTTTGAACAACACAACACGCGGATTGTGTGGGTCTTCAATTTTCTTCACCCAATCTTCAATATTAATTGAGCCAGAAAGAATAGGAACACCAAGGCGTTCATCATTTTCCTGCACAGGAAACGCTGACCCTTTGTTTAGTTTCATTTCATACGCCATATATACACTCCTTAAAATTCAGATGGCTTAGTTGCTGGGGTATTGTGCGGCATAGGCTCTTTCCAAACCTTTGGCTCTGCCGCTTTATTGCCATCATCATCTTCTGATGGCAGACCAAACGCAGCTTGCAAGCCATAGCGTTTGGCATAGGTAATGCCTGACCCCATCTTTTGTGGGTTGGATAGGTCAGGTGATACGATAGGTGTGCGGCTAGTCAAGACCTCACCGCTAACATGCATAACAACAGTCTTCACAAACATGCGACCAGTATCATCCATATCAATTAGCTGCGTAAATGTCAGGCCATGCTGACCTGCTTTGCGGCAAGCAGCAATCACTTCTTCCAACGTAGAATATGTTGAACGGAAGTGTGGGTTCTTGCCGTCTTTGCTGGCTTTCACTTCTTGCGCATGCCATGCAATAAACGCATCGGCAATGGATAGTTTTTTCTCTGCCATGTTACCTCCTAGTCAGAGTGGATTGTAATGCGACAAGCACCACGCTTGTCACGCTTGATAGTCAATAGATCACAATAGACTTCACGTTCTGTGTCTTTTACCATTGACTTTAATTCTTTTTTGACGGCCTCATGTTGTTTGGCTGTTTGTGAATAGTTCACAAATCTGTGAGCTGCATCCATGAATTGATTGTCTTTGCTTGCATCACGCCTGACAAGACCATCAATCTTGACGTTTGACCAATCAATTTTGTTAGCAACATTTTGTACTGGCTCAACGTCAGACTCCACCATTTGCCAGAATTGATAGGCTTGTGTGCTAATCTCTTTCCAATAATCTTTGTTGAAGTCTACTACACAATGCTCCCACTGATTACCAAAGATGACAGAGAATACAGCTTTGTCTACTTCCCATACACGCATGTATAGATGCACTTGTGGTAGATACATATCAAGAATATCTGACATGCTTTTCCAGCTTGATGTATGTTTGCATTCAATGATTGCATGTGCGCTGTTGTTATCATGCATCGCAAGTCCATCTGGTCTTGCTTGATATGGCACACCAGAAATAACTTTACTCTTTAACTCTGGCTTAAGACCATACCAACCAGTTTGTTGATGCAACCAGTTTAGATTAAACTCTTCAGTCTCTACACCAAGCGCAACATTAAATTGATTTGATAAATCTTCTGGCTCAGTGCGTCCAGTTTTGATATGCCATAGCGTATTCCAATCGCCACGCACGATTGAATACATATCGGAACCGCCGATAAAACCTTTTCTTTCCATGATAGACCTCCATCTATTTTGTGTATATCACACTGCCTCTTGATAAGCAATGCATTTCTGCAACTCGTCACGCAACATAAACCTTGGACGCGACTTCCAACCAATGCCACCATCATTGATAAACTCTGATAGGCTAGGCCAAAACTTTACATTACGCTCAACATAACCAATCGCATCAAGAACGATGTCGGCTGGGTATTGTTTGAGTTTGTCCGCCAATGCTTGTCGCTTGGCGGACAGAACTTTTGGCGAGAAGTCTTTGGGTATGGTGAGCAGTAAGGTCATGGCAGTGATGCGTTGGTCTAGTTCTGAAATAGGTAATGGAACCAATGACTTAAGAACTAGCTCGTGTGCTTCATGCAGTTTGTGCAAGGGGCTGTTGCGGTCAATGTGGTATGCTTTTACTTCGTAGTCTTTGCTTAGTTTAACTTCTAACTGAACTAACGAACTCACCCCATCTTCGATCATGCTCGTCACTTGTAGAACCTTTGTGTCTGGACTGACTAGACGAGCCAGTGCTTTTTCTTGCATTGAACTCGACAGCGTTAAGGCACCACTTTGTATAGGCGGCGTCTGTGTTGGCAAGTCTGGCCCCTGTTGAGATATAGTGGTTGACAAATTTAATGACTTCAATGTCATGATTGACCTCTCCATTTTGTTTAAATGCTAGTGCATTTATCTTCTTCATCAATTCAGCAGACGGCAACCAATCTTCGCTTAGTATATAAGTTAATGGTAAGTTAGTGTCTCCGTCTGAGACTACCCTGTCTCTGTGTGAGACTACCTTGTCTCCCTGTGAGACTAGTTGGTAGACTGTTGGTTTGCCAAACTGTGTACGCTGCCGCACAATAAGATTGGCATCTTCAAGTGACTCTAGCTTACGGCATACAGTTGCTCTGGACATCTGTGTGCGATTGGCAAGAGTCGAGATTGAAGGATAGCATTTGCCTGTCTTGTTGTCAGCAAAACTAGCAAGGCAAATCAATAATAATTTTGACAGGTTATCTGGACATGTAGCTTTGATAGCCCAGTTGGTATAGCTATATGTAGGTGGGGTCGTCATCATAGACCTCACCAAAGTCAGACCACTCCTGTTCCCAGTCTGGTTGACCGTCTTGTTTCAATTCTTCTTGATGTTGCTTTTCGCGCAGCTTATCACGCTTGTCTGGAACTACTTGATTTCGTGGCAGTTTCCAGTTTGGATTACGTTGTTTCATATTGACCTCCAATTTAAATATTAGCAACGTTGCTTGACAGAATCAAACACTTTAGGCAGATTATGATCAGCGCAAGATTGACCTCCCTTAGTGCGCATTATGTGCGTTGGCTAGGCTAACCTCCACCTAGCCAGCGCACAAATTTTTCAGCCAATGGATGTGATGCTTCAATGCATATAAAGTTTGGCCCAGTTTTTTGTTTAAGTAAATAAATATCTGCTGGTTGTTTTTGGTGTGTCTTTGTTAAGAAAGAGAATCCACGCCCTGTAGCTTGATACTTTGATTCAGCTACCAATCGTCCTTGCTCGGCGTCGATAGAGATATCGGACTTGAAGTCACCTCCCAGCGCGCCAGATAACGGTTGCCGCCGCGCTTCGCAGCCTTTCTCCGTGAACCAGTTGCACCACCATCTTTCGTGGTAGCTGCCTTTGTTGCGGCTAGATGTTCCCATCCGTAATACTCCATACAATCATCGCACCAAGTAGAACCACTAGCCATGATAGAAAACCAATGAGTTGTGCTACCACAGTGGTCACACTTGGCTGGGTTGCCCCTCTTGTCTACAAGTTTCTTTGATTTCGATTTGCGCTTCGAGCGCATCCAACCAGCAGACAAACATAAATCCTGACGGAACTCTTTTATATTGTTCCCATTTGTGTATCAAAGATGCAGCACATCCAATGCGGTGCGCCAACTCTTCTTGACTATAGCCACGTTCATTGCGAATAGCTACAAGAGTTGTAACCAAATGTTGCCAGCTATTCGTATTCACTCTGGGCTTTGTGTAGTGTGTAAGTTCTGATCGCATCTTCAACTTTCATTGCTGTTGATAGACGCATCTCTTGACCACCCAGAGAACGATAGTATGTTGATGTAGGCACACCAGATAGTTTGAAGAAGTCAAGCAATCTCATCCCAGTTGGTGATGCCTGTTCGTTTAATTGTTCAAGATAAGTTTTCATAAAAAATAAATACGTGAGTTGCACTAACGCGTCAAGGCCAGCCAGTATTGTGGGCTGGCTGGCCTTGCCGTTTTAGACGCCTCTTGCCAAAACAAATAGTGCTTCACGTAAGACTTCTGCTTCACGGCGGTATATCTTTGCCGCTTCTGTATGAGAATAGTCTTCTTCTTCATGCTCTTGTTCATGCCATTTGGCTTTGTTCTCAAGGGCAACAATTTCTTTGATTACAAGAGTCTGTATAAGCCCATGAGCTTTCGCCCATGACATGTCATCCGACGTGTTGATTTGTGCAGTATCCATCTTCGATTACCTCCATTTCTGCATCTGCTAGTCTTTCGTATTCTTCCATCGCATGCTTGATGAGATGGTTGAATGCTGGTGTGTCTTTGCCGACAATGCATTCGGCAACAATCATGATTTCGTTAGGCCATAACTTGTTGCCAAGTGCTGTGCCAACCTTCACCAAATCAATGGTTGTTTGGTGATGCTTCTGCACTTGCAGGGAATTGAACATCCCCTGCTGTGCAATCAAGTGTGCTGGTAAAGTCATGATGCCTCCTTAATTGTGTAAAGTGTTGGGTGTCCTTTTGTTTTTGTTTTGACAACCTCATAACGCTCATCTTTTTCAAACCGCCATAGCGTTGCTTCTACTGCTTTTTGTGAGCAAGCCCAGACTGCCATCATTGTCTGCATGGTTACAGGATGTCGGCCAGACATAAACTCATGCAGCTTTTCCATGCGAATGATGTCACGTTTGCTTGCCATGTACACAGCATTAATTACTGGTGCTGGTTCTTTACCGTCAGCAAATACAAGCTGTTCAGATATCTGTGGCTTTGGTCTTTCTGTTGATAAACGAGAAACAATTTTAGTAAGTGCTTCTAGTTCTTTAGTTATCGCTGTTAGCTGATGCAATGTTTCAGTCTGTCTGTTGAGAACAAGCTCAATTTTCTGACGTAAAACATTTTCTTCAACTACTGGGTCTTTGGTTTGAAAGATGCTCATGACATATACCTCCTATGCTATAGCTACATCTTCTGCTGTGTGACTGTTGAGTAGTTCCACAGCTTGTTGTGCGACTTTTGCCGCTTCAAACACGTACTTCACATCATTGTTCAATGCTTTCAACCATGATGAGATGTACTGTGCATGGTCATCTCGTGCTGTTGGTTCTAGCCCGAGCTGTGCCATCATGAATGACGCGCCCATTTCTGCAACAAGTTCTTCAAAGGCATAGCCTTTCTTGTTCTTCAGACCGAGGCGGTCAAGTCTGGATTCATGACCTGTCCAATGGATAAGTTCATGTATTTTGGTGCTGTAATATGCAAGGCCATCAATGAAGTCAGACCACGGCGGCATGTTGACTTCATCTGTTGCTGGACGGTAGCAAGGTGTGCATCCATCAAGCTCAACAACTTTCGCTGGTATATCGGCAAGTTGTTTGTCGATAGATGCAACAGGTTTGTCTGCATTGATATACAGTTCTTGCTTTGGATAGTAATGCGATGGCAGACCAGTTATCTGTGACGCATTGAAGACAGAGTATGCTTTGGCATATGAATAGAATTTGTCTTCTTTGTCTTTGTCTTTGGCTGTGCCAAAGTGAAAGACTTTTGTTGGTGACTTCTGACCTTTTAAGTTGCCTCCAAGCTTTTGTGCTTGTGGATATGTCATCCAGTATGGATTGTCATAGTCACACATCCACAGCATAATGATGTTCATACCTCGGTATGGTATACCATTGTGGCGTAATGGTAGGCCGCCACCTATCTTGTTGTATGGACGCAACCACGGTGGGCATCCATCTTCAATCTTTTTGATTATCTGTTGTGTAATATCTGCGTACATATTGACCTCCATGTACAAGACTAATACAACTACTGCATAAGTGCAACAGTTATATT